GTTTGCAATAAATCAGTCACTTTCGTGATTGAACCAGGTGGCTAGATAAACCACCGAGCAGCTCGCAAAGCTGCGTTGTCCTATCGCCGGGGATTTACCCACATGCCATAGTCGTACCACTGATAGGCAAACATCTTCGTTTTATAGAGGATGCGTGACTTCTCCCTGAGTGAGACTTGATTCCCGGAAGTTAGGGAGTCAAAAGGGAACATCCACGCCAGCTTCTGGCCGAGGGTTTTATACCTTGGTTCGAAAGTGTCGTGGATTATTCCTTTGTCTCTTGAGCGTCGGTTAAGCTTGGAAAGTAGTAATCCTAAGCTCTCCTTCTCTATTGTAACCGAACTCTCTGGTAAACCGGTGTAGTTGTAACCACACCAACCATGAGGATTCGGTCTGGGATTACTGTCCACTAGGTTATGGTGGATAGTAGCGTCACCCGAGCTCACTGGTCCAAACAGCCTTAGGCCGCTTGGAAGTAGGTGAACAAGAAGTGACCACATGCTACGAAACCTGACATCACAGCCAACGCCATAAGCGTGGCCATGACTAAGGTAACGAATTGCATTAGCCAGTCGATATAAATCTTTAACATAGAGGAGATCCGTTTTCAAAAATAACGGTTTGACGTCAAGACCACCAAAGTAATAAGCTCCGCAAGATTCGCGAAACGGGCCGGAAGAATAACTTTTCCGCTCGTTAATCGTAAATCCCAGGAAGCCACACAAGGCGGTCAACTCAGGAACACAGGAGGATGGTATAATTAGGTCATCGCCAAAGATGGAGACGCCAGAATCGTCCACCCCCTTAGCTTCGCATATAGCGAGACCGAGGGAGAGGAAAATAAGGCTTTCCAACTCAAACGTAAACCCGTTACCCATGGTCGAGAATTTTTCCGACCGGTGAGTAACGCCATCCAGTGTGTACAATTTGCTACGAGCAGCGTCTAACACGGTGAACCAATCATGAGGCAGCAGTAATCTCACTGTCTCTATGGATATTGTGTCGGATGCCGCTTTAAAATCAACAGTGGCCAAGGAATCATCACACGAGCCTATATAGGCGCCGCGCTGAGTCTTGAGATCGCTGCTGAGATTGTAGCCGGAGAACCTAAGACGTTTACGGACCAACCTACCAACACCGCTTTGGAGCCAGGAGTTACCTCCTGGTTCTACGGCAATAGTACGGTCAGTCTTGGCGTTCTTGGGTACAGTGCTTATCTTATTTCCTGCAAGGAGACGAGGTGTTCGGAGACCTTCCCATGTTGGGTAGGCCGCTACCATCACATCACCAAACAGGCTGTACGCGTCAGCAGTAAAATCACTGTCGACGTCGAATTTCCGAGCTCCAGATGTATCCGCCCCTTTAACAAGGATGGTTGTACCTGGACCCCAGCCACACATATCGAGAACCTCATCAATATCAAAGGAACCCAGGATGCGATCTATTTTGCGAATGGCACCAGTTAAGTGACATTCGTCCACGGGAGTTTGTTTGCTCCCAAGGAGATAGCGCCTGATCCTCGAATTGGTGTCTTTGCAGGATACCTCGCCTTCGGCGAAGGTCTGTAGCGCGACCCGCTTGCGATCGAACGTTGTTTTCAACGTTTCGTGCTTGCGGAGAAACGATATAGCTGCAAAGTCATCGCGAAAGCGGACGCCGTCATTGTAATCCGACGGTTTAAGCTCCTTGGACACTAGTTGGTCAAACTCGCCGTATACATAAAGCATATAGCAAGCTAAACTGACAGGTGTGTCAAGTGCGATATAAAAGCTCTCGATTACCCGCCGATTATCAGCGGGATGCAGACGAAATTCTCGTACAAGACTGAGAACTCGTTGGCGCTCGAGCTGTGCTGAGCGCCGGGAGGACGACTGTTTAGACATGTCTTTCCTTTGTGTGTCAAGTGAGCTAGTACTTAGTACATGCTCTTCTGTTTATGGATGACTTCGAAGAAGGCATCCGATTGGAGCAGACCCTGGAAGCAAAAGTCCAGGTCATCACGCTCTTCCTCGGTAGATTTCTCCGAGAACAGATAGGTGACATCCGCCGAATTTTCATGGCTTTTGACTGCAGTCGGGTTACCGAGTGCATCTTTGGCCGCAACGGGGATCACCAGCTTGACACGGGCTTTGGAAAGCCGGCTGGTCTTGGTTGGACGGGTAAGCGAGATCATGACGGTTGGCTGCAGAGCAGGCGCCGTTGCTGGTCCCGTGACCGTGTTGTTGACGGTGTCAGTTACGACAGTGCCGCCAGCATACGAGGTCAAACCCTTCTCAGTACCCAGGGGATCAAACGTTGTCTCTTTCGAGACGTTCATATTCCCGTAGGTGACCACGATAGGTGCGATTTGAGGCATAGTTGTACTCCATGAAGTTAAGGTTAAAGTTAGCGGATCTTCAGTCTTTGGACTGCGAGAGCCACTGATTCGATACCATGTGACCAAGAAAGTGGGTTCTTCAGTCGGACAGGCGGAAGATCAGGGAGTTCAGTTAGAACGCTCCGGTCGACTACCTCGCCAACGAAAGAAACCACGTTGGATGGATCCACCGAGCCCGTTTGGGCACCGGCCGAACCACCGTTCTGGAATTGGACGCTCGTCGAGAAGTTACCGACCAGTCGAACCTTGCGGGTGCCTGTCTTGAACACCAAGCCGCAATCTGCGGTCTTGTTGCTAATCCAGTCACCAACAGGGATAAACCAGTCAACGACGAACGACCAAGGTGCAATCTCCCACAGTATCTCGAGCGGATTTATCAGCCCGAACTGAGAGAGAGTGCGTAACGCCGGGTTGTCTACCTTACATTTTACCGTATAGGAGATTTCCACGAAGCCTTCAAAGGTGAGAAGCGGTGTCGATATCTTAATAGGTATTGCATGCTCCTTCCCCGTGTTGGCACGAGCTACCACTACTTGATTATCTGAGGTGTCGTCCAGATATTGGGCGAACTTTTGGACATCGTTCATGAGTGGCTCTACTCCAAATTTGAAAGCCAATATATCACTGGCGATCTGTTTGGAGTTCTTGGCGTAGTTAGCAGCGGCCTTGAATATGTTCTTCTTAACCTTTATTAGGTCGAGAATCCTCTTTACAGAGGACTGAACAAGGTCCATGGTCTGCTTTCGCTCAGCAATGATGTTCCCGATGTGGACGGTCTGATTCTTCAGCTTTTGGTGGATTTTCCGCTTAAGCTTAGAGTCATGTTCGACCAGATACGGGTTCAGTGTGCTTACGATGAAGGTTCTTACATCTTCACCGTATTGAGCGAGCTCAGAGGAAGTAGACTCTGAGGACAGCACTGCACTTTGATAGAATGCAAGCACATCATGGTAATGCTCCTGGAATATTGGAGCACTCGTGATGTAGCTGTTCATCCACTTCCTCCCACCTCTCATCTTTGTGAACACCGCCGGAGCCGTCAAGGTCATTTTAATACGACCATAAGGATTATCCGGAGGAATTTCGCCGATGAAGGATGGTGTCCTGCTGTACGTGAGGTCTTGTGACTTACGCACAGCCTCAAGATATTTCGCCAAACGTTCCTCGTACCTTTGATGAGCCTTTTGATAGGACTTGTCGTAGGCGGAGAGACGCTCAGCGTTCTTCTTGAGGATTGCTTCATACTTCTTGAGACGGAGAGCATAACGCCTCTCGTTCTCTCGAGTAAGTCGGGCTTCCTTCCGCTGTTTAGCAGAAGTCCAGCGCTTCAACCGAAGTTGAAAGCTAGAGAGACCTTCCCCAGGAAACTGGGATGGAGGAATCATACGAAGCACGACCGGCGCCCTTTTCTTGGGCGCCGCCGCGGTTATCATGCGCGGTCTGAAGTAAACAGGTTTGTTCGGACGCTTGATCGGTGGCTTCTTCTTGGACAGAGAAAGACCGCCGACTTTGACACCCTTTGTGTCAAACCAGCCAGGCGTTTTACTAGAGTTAACAACCTCTAGATACTTGAGACTACGGTGTTGTTCATTCACCGTACCATTGGAAGGACTCGCGTCTAATTCCCAAGCGCTCCACCATTCAGGGAGTTCCCAACCAGATGAGCCAGAAGGCTCGGTTGGTTCCCAGTACGGTAGGGCGGCAGGAATTGCGATCCAGAACCACTCCCACAGAGGTTTACTCGGTGAGAGCAGTCGGACTGCTTCCTTTAGGGTTGCATAGCCCGTATAAGGAGCCTCAGCTATCATCGTATCGAGAAGCAAGCTTCCGAACGGTTGAGTACCCGCTGGCACATGCGGCGGCATCGTCGGGTAACCTTCGTTACCCGGGGGATACCCGTATGCACCAAACGGTAAGTACTTATACCGAACAGAAGAGCTATACTCCACGCTACGCTGTGGCCAAAACTCCCAATTGCGGACTATTAAAGCCATCTCACTGCTCCTTTCACTTTTAAAGTTGATCGAAGCAGGCAGCTCTTGCTGCAGCAACGTATCGTTGCACATAAGAAAACTCTCCGTCG